CTTCACAGCGAGTCCTATTTATATTAATGCAAAATGCGTATCAAAAGCGCCCTAGTCTGGGATAATGATCGTTTTCTTGGGCTTAGATGGCACTGGTTGTTCCATCGCCTTTCGCAGATGCGGCAAAACGTCATTGAGCATCATCTTGGCCATCGCCGCGGCCTTCTCCTGATGCTCAATTTCCTGCTCTGCCGTTGTGCGTGCAGCCTTGCGTTCTACTTCTTTGATGATGTCATTGCTGACACCAGCACGTTTAAGCAGTTGCTTGAGGTTCACTTGGGTTCTCCGTTGTTGCATTGGTATTTAACGCATCAATCTGTGGTGCGCATTGTGCCTGGATCGCCGCAATAATATTAGCCAATAAAACTACAGGAGTTTGGCATGGTTGATTAAGTGCATTAATAATGCCATTAATATCACCTACACTAAACTTCAATGTCATAATTTTGTCTGCTAATGGATCTACTTCTTTTGCTGTGTCAGTCATTTTTACTTCCTTTCTTCTTTGGTTTAATTGTTACATCTGAATCAGGTACTGCGTACTTACTTGTGAATCCACCATTCTTGATCATCATCTCAAATCCATCCCACAGTCTTTGAATTTTTAAATCATTGACATACTCAATGCCTTGCAGGCGGTTTGCCAATTCATCCTCATCAAAGCCTTTGATTGGGCGATCTAAATGTTGGCGAATCAATTCAGCGATAGCCTCATTGGTCTCCCACAATTTAATGATGTCTTGCTCTAAATCAAAACGATCGTATTCGCTGAAAAATTTCATTTCTTCATCTCTTTCTTTGCTTTCTTTACTGCATTGTCAAAGTCATAGGTAAAGTATCGTCCGACTTCTTCCAGGGCCGGGATCAATTTTTTCCACATCTCTATATCATCTTCATGATAAGAGCCTGGTGTTTTCTTGGCACGTTTTACATCTTCTGTGCACCAGATATAACTTTGAATAATTGCCTTGCTTACTATCTGATCTGCAAATTCGTCATCAATTTCTACAATCATTTTCCGCACTCCTCTTCGTGATTTGTCCGCTTTTTTAATTCTCGGTCAATGTACCATGCTGCTTTCTTTAAATCTTCTACTGCGTCATTCTTTAAATCAGCTCGCCAAATATATTTAATGGCGTTACCAAGGTTAAAGCCCATATGTTCTGTAATCTGAATACAATCAATTCCTGACGGATGACTAGTGTAGTGTTTAGGTCGGTTTACTGGATCGTGCATCTCTCATCTCCTTAAGGTGTTTTTCCATAATCTGTAACTCTTCCATGCTGTCACACACCCAGATTCCCAGTAAATCTTTAAAGCGGCTAGTGTCGATATCCTCCACACCAGTAAGCGTCTCCATAACATAGTAGCCTTTAATTTTGTGCTCGACAATAAAATGACTCATAGCTTTAATTCTTTCTTGATAAACTCGACGCCGCGTGAAAAATGATAACGCCAATACTTTTCGGTAACACAGATATCTGTGTAGTTTAAACCATCCAAAAATGCCTCCAAGATAAACTGCTGCTTGGGTGGCAGACGTTCAGAAATTAACCTACGAATATCTGCAATATCTTCGGCGTCCCAAGGCAGCCAACCCTCCACCAAAGATGGAAAATTTAGATCGTTACTGTCATCCTTTTCAATTGGATCGAGATCTTCGTCAGATAGTCTTGGCGCTACGGCTTTTATTTTTTTTATCATACCTGTGTGTCAAAAATTGCTGCTGAATAAATATTCCCCATACCGGCGGCTAAACTTAAAATTCTATGCTGCCCCGTCATCTCTAATGGATAGGACAGATACTGATGATCACGCCTTGTACGATTGGCAATTGCTGGTACTAGACCCTTCTTCATACTGTCTAGTAACAAACAAGTCTCTAGCAAACCGGATGCGCCCATCGTGTGACCAATACTTGGTTTGAACGATGTTGCTACAAAGTTGTGATCAAAGACTGTCTTTAATGCGTTACGCTCTGATACATTGTTTGAATGTGTGCCGGTGCCATGTGTCTTTACTATATCAATATGTCGCGGACTCATGTTGGCGTGTTTTAGCGCGCCGTGTGCCGCTTTTATGAAACCCTCACCATCTTCACGTTGGCCAATCGCATTGGTGCTTTTTTCTGAGGCGTTGTATGAGCTAACTAAACGGGCTGCTGGATTCTTGGCATAACGTGCATTCTCAAAGACTGCCATCACAGCGCCCTGGCCAATATGAAAGCCATGGTTTACGCCATCAAAAGCAGACGGTAGCACACCGGCGTCATCCTGTTCTTTAGTCAATACTGCTTTAGATTCACCAAAGAATTTTAATACGGTATTGCTGACCTGGTCTTCTACTGATACCACCACAACGCGATCAAAGCGATACATGTTAAATAACATCTGCACATCCATCATGACTTTGAGACTTGATGCGCATGCGCTTGCGTCAGTCAATATCATATCTTCCGCGCCGAACATTCTTGCCAATGTGCCGGCATAGACTTGCGTCAAGGTCAAGTGTGCAAACTTGTAATTGTAGCTAAGCTGCGTTGGTTTGATGTCTTTATTTAACCCAGCAAACTGTGTATTGCCTGCGGCCAAGATCAGGGCAGTGCGCCCCTCTCTGCTGCGGATATCTTCTACTAATTCTGGCACCAATAGTTTACTGGCCACCACGTGGGGAGCGTAGGCAAAACCCGATGATGCCTTAGCATAGCTTTCAGGAAACCAATGCACGCGCTGTGGATACTCTAAGTCATCCAATAGGTGCGTGTCTTGTGTGCAAACGGTTTTATAATCAGTTAGATATATCACTGAGGGCCGCCTCCACGCTAATAGGTTCTTTAGTCTTGTGCTGGCACATAAATTCAAACATATCGCGGACCGTTACTGGCTGCATGGTTTTAGCAATTTCTTCTGGGACACCATAGACGTCGCTCAAATAAATAGACACCATTAGCAGGTCCAGGCTATCAAGTCCAGTCTCTGCGATTGGTGTATCCAATGACGTGATGTTCACGCCATTGGAGTTGAGCGGTGTCGCTAACGCGACAACACCCTTGAGGAGTTCTAGTAGTTCTTTTTCGGTCATGTCTATATTAATGCAAAATTTAAAGAGTCTAAAATTGCTTCTTGTAAATTTATTTTACCTTCCAGGACCTTGATAACATGCTCATCAATACTATTAGACAACATTAGATGGTGTATAATAACCGGTTTTTCTTGCCCTTGGCGGTAAATACGTGCGTTGGCCTGGATGTAGTTTTCCGAAGACCATGGGAGGTCGAACCACACCGTTTGTGCAGTGTCACCAACGTTGCANTGTAGATTGAGGCCGATTCCCCCAGANTGGGGATGGGCAAGGAGCATACGAATCTCGCCGCGACGCCACGCTTCAATGTTGTCATCGTCCAGCACCACAGCCTGCGGGAATTGAAGACGTAATCGGTTAAGGCTGTGTTTGAAGTGGTAGAACACCAACGTTGGTGAGGAAGACTCTTCCATGATCGACTCAAGACGTTCCAATTTAGCGCGGTGTATTTCCTGCGTCTCTCCATCTTCGCCATAAATTGCGCCGCTGGTGAATTGGAGTAACTTGCCCGCCAGTGTCGCCGCTGTCGGAGCTGTGATTTGCCCTTTACCGAGGTCAGTGACCATGTCTTTTCTAAGTTGATCATATTTTATTTTGATACCATTTTCGATTTCAATTTTGTGATACANNGANGTAAGCGTAGGTAATTGCAAATAATCTTCAGCCTTAAGACTAAAACAAATATCTGAAATCTTATTTTTAATAACTTCATCACATCCACTTTTTAATTTCCAACTATATACTACGCGAGTCTGCCGGTTCATTTGATCCGGCATCATATACTTATCTCTAAATTTCGTCAGGCTTGTTTCCAGACGCTCCCCTAAATCCAAGATGCCAATCTGTGACCATAGATCCGCCATTCCTTGTGGGGTTGGCGTACCAGTAAGGATAATACGACGCTTGAAGTTTTTTAAGTGCTTCTTCAGCGCTTTGAAACGTTTTGTCGATGGGTCTTTGAAGCGACTCGATTCGTCGATGATCAGATTGTTGAATGGCTTCTCTAAATTCTCCAACAGCCATACCAAGTTCTCTAAGTTCACTACATAAATGTTCCCACTGCTCTTGAGTGCAGCCAATCTCTGGGCAGGAGTCCCCATCACTTTGTTGATTTTGAGGTGTTTCAAATGGTCCCATTTAGCTGCCTCCGTAGTCCATACAGTTTCAGCAACACGTTTAGGGGCAATAATAAGTGTAGTGCCATCAAACTGCTCCGCCAGTATCGTCAATGATGTCGTCGTCTTCCCCAAACCCGGTGGTAGAAATAGGCCTAGGTTCGGAATGTTTTTTGCCGCTAAGATTAGTGACTGTTGGTATGCATGCAGATCGGATCGCTTCACAAATAAATTCTTCTATATCGTCTATTGTTCTAATAATGGTAACGGGAAAGCCTTGTTGTTTTAATTGCTCAAACACTATTTCTTGGCGTTTGCTGATCTTTCCGGTCGTCGTCTTCAACTCCACGAAGTAGAGCATCGAGTTCAGCAGGACTATGCGATCCGGCACCCCCGTCACGGTTGATATAAACTTCAGGCTCATTCCGCCCTGTGCTTTTACCATTTTGTTTAATCTTGCTTCGATTTGTTTTTCTAGCATACTTGTCCTTTTCATGCATACAGATTTTAAATATTTGCTGTGCAAGATG